ATCAAGCGGTCTTGCTGATATCGTTAACTTTGAGGTTAATCAAAAATCAGGCTTACTTAGCGTGCAAGATGCAGTGTCAGAGCTGATAAACAACCCTAAACAAAATACTAAAATTAAAACAGGCACCAACCTTGATAACTTTATCGGGGGTGGTTTCATGCCAGGCAGTCTCGCGTCTTTTATTGCTCAGCCACGAATGGGTAAAACGTTTTTCAGTATTTATCTTTTTGATGCAATTCTTACAGCTAACCCAGGCACCAGGGGATTGTTTTTTAGTCTTGAAATGCCAATCGAACAAATTATACAGCGCCATACAGCGCTAAAAGGTAATCGCATCTATGAGTGCTTAAGTGACGAACAAAAGCACGATGCCTTTGCTAAACTTATGGCAATGGACTACAAAATCTGTGATGCGTTTACATCGCCCAAATCTACAGATTTAGAATACATTTGCAACTACGCAAGAATTGAGGCAGCACAAAATCCTGTTAGTGTAATTGTTATCGATTACATGACTAAGATTGACACTAGACGCAAGTTTGACCGTGATGACCTTAAGTATAAGTTTATTGCGTCTGAGCTGGCTAACCTGGCTATTGAATTGAAATGCGTGATTATTAATCTAATGCATTCTAATCGAACCCCGGCCGATAGACCGCCAAATGATAGATGTCCACAGCTCACGGATGAGGTGCAGAGTACAGGCGCAGGAACATCAAGTGGGTACTTCTTCGGGATTGACCGACCTGAATTACACGTTAACAGCGATGATTGGCAAAGAGACTATAAAAATCTGTTTGTTTTGGCTTGTCGTAAAAGCAGGTTTTGCCCAGAATTTACATTAGTCACTAATTTCAACGCTGGGCTTTTCGGGAATGTTTTTGGTTATTATTCACTTAAGCAGATGAACAAAAAATCACCTAACGACTACTGATGAACATTAGCTTATTGCAGAGCATGTTGAGACGCTCAACAGTAGCGTCATGCTCTTGCGCTAAAACAACTCGATTTATAAGCGCCATTGCTTCACCAAGTATAAAGGCCATGAGTTCGCCTCTATTCGCAATGACAATTTCAGTTTTTGGTTTGATGGTGGGTACACTCTCAACTTTAGCAATTTTGGGTTTGCTTGAACTTTTGCGCGGCAGTTTACCGGCTTTAATATCTGCTATAGCTTGTTCACAAAGCTTTATTTCTGCTTGCTCAACTTCTTTCAGTCTACGCAATGCGACCATTCTGTGGTATTTTATGCCCATTTTTGCAGCAATTAAAGTTGCTTTTAGTCCCGATTCGGTGACTAGTTTGTCAATTGGTGAGCGGTAGTATTGTTCTGTCATGTGTATATCCCTGTTTATACCCTCTAAAAACGATTTTAAAGGGTGTAGGTTGCAATAAAACCCCAAGGTAGTACAAAGCCCTAGGGTTGGTAATAAAAACTCTGTAACTGCTTTATACTCAAGCGATGCTTTCGATGCTGCGCTTAAAATGGGTTTTCCTGTTTGTCCGTAATTAACCCAGGTTTTTGTAAATTATGTTTTTGTGCTAAATAGTCATGCCCATTGACGTAAATACTATCACCGCACTTTGATACTGATTGTAGATGTACATCACTATCAGCAAGCACTGTTTTAATAAATGCGTCTAAATCTATGCTATACACAAACTCAAGCACGTTTTTTTTGTTGATAATCAAATAGTTCATTGTTTTCCCCTTGTTTTGTTGTAATTAATCGTTTTTACTGCGTAGTTTTAACCAGGCGAAGAATTTATCTTCGTCAATTAGGACTTTTTTACCGTCTTTGATGATTGCACCTGACGCAAACAGACCGTTATCATATTGGTTAAAAATCTTGTAGCGCAAACCGCCATAAGTTAAGTATGGCCAGCGTTCAGCAAATTGTTTAACTGTAAAAAGTTGCATATTATTCATTCCCGCAATGTCTTTTCATTAAAATTAAGTCATCGATGTAAGTATCGAGATGGTCTCGTAGATTGTCGATTGTTTGAGTTGATATCTTATTGTTTTGTTCTATCTCCGTTTTTATTGTATCAACGCAGCCAATAGCGTAGGCGAATTGGATTAAAGCGTTATTTATTAAGTGTTTAGTATCCATATTATTCCTTTGTTGTTATTAAATATCGTAATCATCGGGCGATGGCATGAGTTTAAAGTAACCGTCATCGTCAATTGTGTTTACCCATGTTATTTCTTGCCTGTCAAACCAAGCATCGAAAAGTTTATCGTAAGCTTTCGGGAATTTAAGTAAAACTTCCGATGGGATAAACTCCATGTCCTCGATGAAAATTTGTAAATTAGTAGCGTCTAAGTATTCGTGAAACATATCGTGTATGTCTGTCATATTCATGTTAAGCCCCTACGCTCAAGCAATCTTTTGATGCTGAGCAATTGTTTGTATATATTGTATATGATTGTTATTGATTGTCAAGTGTTAGATAAACTTAACATTATTTGGATTGTTCCACTAATAAACATTTCTTTTGACATTGCATGCTATGTCTTCAAGAAACTCCCAGTTTATGCCAATGCTTGCATCATGGTTTTTTTTAGCAATTTGCAATACTTGAATAGCTTGTTCATCAGTTAAATCAAAACCCAATGTATGGACATCAGCCACGCACCAACGAATCTCAATATAAGTTCCTAATTTCTCATCATGTTTAGTCACCATCTCTCTTCTCCCATGTGGGGCTATGCCCCTTTATATTGTTTTATAATGGTAGGCCGTAGCCCGCAAGATTACACTTTAAAATTGTGATAGTCGTTTGCTGGAACGAACACCATGGCATCAGGGTTAAGAGTTGCGCCATAGAATTCATGAGACCAGTTTAATTCTGTTGCTAACAATTGAGCAGCTAAGGCCATGTTATCTTTGTAATCTAATTCGCTATTGAAGCTAATAGTAAGTGATTGGCCGTTAGGCGTTGAAGCTTTGTAACGTAGCCCTTTTGTGTCTGTTGCTGCTAATGTTTTAACAAGTATTGCGTTCATGATATCTCCTTAATTGTTTTATAATGTTGTCGTTATGTATGCATTATAGTAAAACTAGTTTACTATGTCAACACGTGACAATCAAATATTTAGATATTTTGTAAATATTATTGTTGCGTGTTATCATGAACTAATCGTATAAAGAGTTATCAAGTCAAGATGTGTATGATTTAACTAATGATGTTAACGTTATACACAAACTTATAAACAGATTTTGGGGATAAGATGGCGTATGTAAGATGTGATGCTTGCAGAGGACAAAAGAAAGTTAGAGCGCTAGGGTGCTTAATGAAACGCTGTTTTGAGTGCCAGGGAACAGGATACTTGGAAGTTGAAGAGCAAGAGCAGTTTGAAAGCGATAAACAAGCTGAAGTTAAGCAAGCTGTTGAAGTGAACGAAAATAAAGAAGAAGTAGCGTTGTTAAGCTCAGACGCTGTCTTCAATGCTTCGCAATCCGAATCTACTAAGAAATCAAGATTTAAGAAAAAGGATTAGTCATGCTAAAAAAAGAACTATCGGAGTTTCAACAAGAATTAGCTGATAAAATATGCTCAATTGTTGCTACACATACAGATAGTTTGGAAAAATTAGTCGAAAAGTATGATTTACCGCCAGTTAATACAATTTATGATTGGTTGTGGAAAGATGAAGCATTTTCGGGCAAATACGCAAGAGCTAAGCAAGTACAAGCACAAAGAATGGTTGATGAATTGGATAAAATTGCGTCTGAAAAGTTGTATTATGAAGATGATAAAGGAAATAAACGAGTAGATAGTGGTTATTCGCAATCACAGAGATTGATAGCTGATACTAGGAAATGGATTGCGTGTAAGTTAATTCCGAAAGTTTATGGCGATAAGCAAACTATCGAGCAAACAGTCACAGTTAAACACGAAGATGCACTAAAAGAACTAGAATAATGCAACGAACGACATAGAAGCCCATAGCGGGCTTTTTTTGTTTCTTGAGTAAATGTATTACCTAGTATGAGATAATCGCTTGTAGAGCTTCCTAGGAGGTCGGATATTTGGTTGGTCGGGGATAATAGTTAGCAGACACATCTCGGACAACAATAAAGATATTGTGCTAATAATGATTGATAAGTGTTGACACGTGTTAACGGTAGTTATATAATGTTGTCATTAGATGATAAAGCAATTACAGGAGATGATATGTTAACATTAGCTCAAGTGCTTGGCATGATGTGGTGCGGCGCAATGATTATGATGATTGCTCACGATATAGCAAGCTAGATAAGAATGACATAGAGATGGCAGGGAGATAATCCCTGTTTATTTTTGTGCAATTTGTAGAAATGAGACTGAATGGAAATGTCTGTAGAAAAACGATTGCCCTTTTGAAATTAAAATTTATATTTATAGTACCCCCTATTTTTGCCTAGCTATAATTTTCAAATATCAAAACAATGTTTAATTAAAAAACATCTTACAAAAAATCCCCACCCAAAATTCTACTTGCCCAAAACACTGTTCTTTTTATTATCACCGCCATCATTACTCTAATACGGACAACGATGCGTAGCTTCGAAAGCATAGCTTGAGCAGGATGTACTGCAAAGCTTTGTCCAAGCATACAGTTCGTTCATTCTGGATTATGTATTCGGCTATTCTGGATGTAATTTCGCTTTATTTCTTCAATATCAAGGCAAATAGAATCAAGTACGGCAGTAATTTGCTTAACCGCTTCACAAATCCTGTTTGTCATTTCGTGTTGCTCTGATGTGAAATGCTCTATAGCGCACTTAATCACTTCTTCTGTTCTATCATCCATTGTTTTCCCCTTATTTAGTTTTAAAAAAATCAGCCCGACAAACAGAAACATAACTTTCTTCTCTGCCTATTTGAACTTGGTCGCCTTCGTCAATACGCTTCCCATCAGCGTCTATTCTGATGTTCATCGTGGCTTTCTTACTACAAGAGCAGATGGTTTTAATCTCTATGATTTCATCTGCCAATGATAATAGGTACTTACTACCTTCGAAAGGTTCTCCCATGAAATCAGTGCGCAAACCATAACACAGCACTGGAATATCAAAAGTATCGACAACACCAGCCAAGAAGATAACCTGGCTCTTGGTAAGAAACTGCGACTCATCAACAAAGACACATGACACGCCATCAAACAAACTAGCATCCAAACTGTTTCCATCGTACACAATTGCATCTCTTGTTAACCCTATCCGCGATTCTATTCTTGTTCTTCCGACAACAGCAGGGATGAGCGTGAGTACACGCATCCCCCTTTCCTCATAGTTATGCGCAGCCTGTATAAGACTAGTGCTCTTTCCGGCATTCATAGCGCTATAGTAAAAGTATAATTTCATATTGCCTCATGCGCACAATTAACAAGTTTAATAAGCAAGATAATCAAGTGCGTCATGTTCCGCTTTTCTTAATGCAGCTAACCGCTTAGCTTCTTTACACAACATTAACCAATTAGGTAGCATGGTGTTCATGATTAAAAGTATCTGGCTTAAGTCGTCTGCATCTCTTGTGTTGTATAATTTAGGGTTGGTTTCAGCGGTTATTGTATAAAGATTGTCTATGTGTTTGTAAAACTCATCATACAAGTCATTAATGTTTTTAGTGCTCACGATAAACCCCTGCTTTTTTAGAGGAAAAATACTCCCGACTAAACTTAGACATGTACCCTAAAAATTCACCAGCAACGTTATCTCTTACATCATCATCTGTGTTGTCAAGCAATGTTACAAACATTGAATTAATTAATGCTTCCGCGCATTTAAAAAACACTTCATGACAATCATCTTCTGGAATATGATATTCCACTAAGAACTCTTCAATACACTCAAAGTTTTTTATCATCATAATAGTGACAAATTTTGTCATGTCTTGCCTTAAATCTTCTGTCATATTCACTCCTTTTTATTTAGAATTCAGATAATAACAGACTAACTAAAATATCGCCATGGATGAACGAGAAAGAGCCATAAGACAAAAACTTAAAGATAATTTTCAGCATTTTGCTTCCAAATGTTTAAAAATACGAGCCAAGGATGGAAAAATAGAACCTTTTCAGCTTAATCGCGCACAACTTTACATACATTCCAAATTAGAAGAGCAACGACAAAAAACTGGTAAAGTAAGAGCCGTTATTTTAAAAGGACGACAACAAGGCGTTTCTACTTACATTGGCGCAAGATTTTATCATCAAGTAATACACCGTCACGGTACACAAGCTTTCATACTAACTCATGCCATGGACGCTACACAAAACTTATACAAAATGGCGCAACGTTATTATGAAAATACGCCAGTACTGGTTAAGCCTGAAGTAACCACGTCTAACGCCAAAGAATTAATTTTTGGAAAACTAGACAGCGGTTACAAACTAGGTACCGCAGAAAACCAAGCAACAGGACGTTCAGCAACAATCCAGCTACTACATGGCTCTGAAGCAGCATTCTGGGCGCATGCTAGTGAACATGCAAAAGGTATTTTTCAGGCGGTGCCCAATGCCATTAACACTGAAATTATATTAGAATCCACAGCTAACGGCGTTGGTAATTTTTTTCATCAGATGTGGCAAAAAGCAGAAGCCGGGGAATCGGAATTTATTGCTGTGTTTGTGCCATGGTATTGGCAAGAAGAATATGTATTACCACTACCAGAAGGCTTCCTGATGACCATAGAAGAAGAGCGTTTGGCAGAGCAATACAATCTTACCCCCGAACAAATAATGTGGCGCAGAAATAAAATAGTGGAGTTTAGCGTAAATGGAGCAGACGGTGAACGGTCATTCATGCAAGAGTACCCATGTTGTGCGGCAGAATCTTTCCAATTATCTGGCGAAGATACGTTCATTGACACAGAGCTTGTCATGCAAGCACGCAAATCTAATTACAATGACTATGTTGGCCCTTTGCTCATTGGGGTTGACCCAGCTCGTTTTGGCTCTGATAGGACAGCTATTATCCGCAGGCGTGGACGCATTGCGTACAAGCTTGAAACCCACGTTAAAAAAGACACCATGGAAATCACAGGAATGGTTCATCGTATTATCATGGAAGAACGCCCGGCAAAAGTATTTGTAGACGTAGGCGGCTTAGGTGCTGGTATTGTTGACCGTTTGAAGGAATTAGGTCACGATAGTATTGTAGTAGGCGTTAACGCTGGAAGTTCACCATTAAACCAATACAAGTATAACAATAAGCGCGCTGAAATGTGGGCAGAGCTTAAAGCCTGGTTAATGGATGGTCCGGTCAAAATACCAGATAGCGATGAATTACATAGTGACTTATGTGGTGTGCGATATCGCATAGACAGCAACTCTCGTTTAGTCATGGAGAAAAAAGAAGACATGAAAAAACGCGGCGTACGCTCAAGTGATTGTGCGGACAGCATATGCTTAACATTCGCACAGCCTGTAAGCGCAATAATAAATTTTACACAATCTAAACAAATTGCTGGTACAATTTTAAGAACGCAAATGGCACAAATAGAAGCACGAGGAATAATCTATGGCTCAGGTGAATAAAACCGCTCATGAGAACTTAGAGCGTATCAAGGATGATATTGGTATGGCTTATAAGTACTTTGAAAAAAACTACAAGCGTTACCACGAATTCCGTAAATACATCTTTAAGGAATCAATCAACGAGCAAAAACGCTCTGCTATGATTCAACTACAAAGACCAGTATTAGAATTTAACATTCTGGAAGCTTACATATCAAGATTACTTGGTGAGTTTGCACAAAACGAACCTAGCATTACTGTTTCACCTGCTGAAGGCGTGCAAATACCCTCAGAAGTACTCAAGATTACTGAAGACCATATTCGCCACGTAACTTATACAGCCAACAAAGACTCATTTTCTTGGGATACTTACAAAGATTTA